TTGGATCGCGCCGCAAACGACCGTGGCGTATATTCTACGACACCACACGGCGCAGGACTTGAAGCGCGTGATCTCTGGTATCGCGCGCGCGTGCGAGGCCAAGCGTATCCCAATGTCTGATCGCGTAGCGGCGATGGCGCAAGCGTTAGGCATCGAGGTAGTTTAGTGCGGATCGTGTGTCCGCATTGTCGCAAGTCAATTGGCGGATTGTCGCACGAAGGCGGCTATCGCATTCGACTCGGTATCGTACTAGTCGACCCCGAGCACGCCACCGTGAGCGGCCCATGCCCGCAGTGTAAAGCGACAATCGAGTTGTCGAGATTTGGTGTTCTATCCAAGGCCATTAGACCGGCTCGTCGAGCGGTTCCCGCGCTACGTTTGAATCCGGTTGACAGTAACTAGGCTTCCTGATATGCAACTAAAAGCCAACGGACCGCCAAACGGCAAGGGTCGGCGTCTAAGCAGGGTGTCCCTTGTCTAAGTTCCGAATTCATATTCCCGTCACGGCGTGGCAAAAGTCGGAAGACGACAATCCGATGCGGATTGGCGGCATTGTTTCGACGGAAAACCTGGATCGGCAGCAGGAGAAGGTGGTGCAGGACGGCTTGAATTTCAAACCGTTCCTCGATCACGGGTGGTTTAACGATAACCACGGACAGAAGACCGCGGACGTTCTAGGCTACCCGACTAAAGCATTCCGCGTACGTAAAGGGGATCGGCTCCCAAACGGCCAAGTTTCGCCCCACGATGGTTGGTGGGCGGAAGGCTACCTACTAAACACCGACGAAGGACGGAAAGTTTACGCCCTCGCGCGCTCCCTAAGCAAGTCACCGTCCGGCCGCGGGTTGGGGTTTTCAATCGAGGGTAAGGTGCAAGAGCGCGACAAACGCGACGCAGCACGAATCACGTCCGCAGACGTTCACAATGTCGCGATCACGCATGTCCCTGTTAACACGGACACTTCGCTCGCGGTGCTTGCAAAAGCGCTTATGGCGGGTAGCGCTATCGACGCGCCCGAACCGTCTCCGGGCGAAGGGTTCCCGCTACGCGAAGAGTCGCTGGACCCGGCGCTGTATGTGACAACATACGACGACGACGAGGATGAGGACGACGAGGACGCCCCGAACGGCGGTCTAAGCAAATCAGTAGGCGACAATTTGGGATTGACGACAATCGATTATATTGAGTACCTTACGGAAGCGCTCGGCGACTGGTCCCCTTCCGCGCCCGCGCCCGCTGATCGGATTAGCAAGGCGGAAGCCGCGTCGATTGTCGCCGCCCGCTTTCCAAATTGGACCGAAAATCAGATTGATCGGTTTATCGACAACGGAGATTTCCATGACGCTTGAAGAGATTGAGGCGCTTCGCGCGCCCCAGCAACGCCCCGCGGGTGTGAATTATACCGACTACCAACGCCTGTGTTTCACGGCTGGTGTCACTGACTCGGTTAGCAAGTCGGAGTGGGATTCATTGCCGCTTTACAAAGGCGGCGACTACAGCATGAGTAAAGCAGGTTGCGCCTCGTATCTGAAAAGCATGGAAATGCGCCCTAAAGGAATGGGCTACGGCGCTTACAAAGCTATGTGTATGAAGGCGGAATGCCCTTACATGAGCAAAGCCGATTTCGATGCGCTCGACGTCGACGAGGATATGGACGTTGAAAAGATGTACCGCGCTATGGACATGGACCCGCAGGACATCGAAGCGGCGATGGTGAAGGCCGACGACATGGACGACGAGGACATGGGCGACGACGATATGGATAACGACGGCGAGGAAACCGAGACGGCGGAAGCCGACGAGGACGACGACGTGGCCGAAGACGAGGACATGGATGACGAGGGTGTCGAAAAAGGCTTGCGGGCGTCGGCACTTATGAAAGCGATTTCCGCTTACGAAGACGTCGAAGAATCCCTAGGGGACGAACCCACCGAAGGCACCCGCGAAAACTACCTGCAAGCGCGCCTCGACGCAGGGACGATTAGCAAGTCGGAAAAAACCGAGCTAGCGAACATCTGGCTCGGCAAGGGGGGGAGCGAAATTGACGCCCCCGATGCTCTGCGCAAGTCGCTATACGACACGCTTTCGGAGGATGACGACGCGGCGCAGCTTGTGGACGCGTCCAGCTTCCTCAATTCGCTGGTCAAGGGCGTTGACAGTCGCATGAACGAGGTATTGGGCGAGGTGTCGCGCGACGGACGCGCGACGCGCGAGCTACTGAAAGCGCAAGGATCGCTCGTCAAGTCGCTTGCAAACCACACGGCGAAGCAGGACAGCTTGATCAAAGCAATGGCCGACCGAATCGAGTCGCTGGAAGGCTCCCCCGCGCCGCGCCGCGCCGTGACGGCCCGCCGCAGCAATGTGGCACCGCGCACGCTCCAAAAGAGCGTGTACGCTGGGACGGTGGATATGGGCGACAATCTATCCAAGGCGCAGATCACGGACGGCCTACGGTCGCTCCTAGTGCATGCAGCAGACAGTAACGACCAAAGCGCGATGGATCGCATCACCCGTGCCACGGCGCTCTTCGAGCAAACGGGCAACATTCCGCTAAACATCATGGACGCCGTTCGACAGGTTACTTCGTAACACGGCAAGCAATACAAACCGGAGAATACCATGAGTGGTGATTTCGTGAGTTGGCGAGACTATCAAGGTCTTTCTACTATGGGCGGCTACGGCGGCACGTTTAACGGCGTTTCTGACGCTAACGACGTCGACGCGCTTAACAAAGCGTTGATTGCCGGGTCCGACATTAACAACCCCGGCGCGTCCCCCGGCGAAGGCTTCCCGCTCCGATTGGAGTCGCTGGATAGCACCCTGTTTACGACGACGTACGCGAACAAGAACGACGTCAAGTTCTGGGCTTCGCTCTACAAGGACGCGGCGACCAACACGGTCGAGGAGTACGACCGGCTCGAAAGCTACGGGTCGGGCAATTCGGTGTGGATGCCGGAAGGCGCACTACCGAGCGAGGACGATTCGACGTACAGCCGGCAGTACACCAAGATCAAGTACATGGGCACCGTGCGCCGCGTGTCGATGGTCATGGGGATGCTCAAATCGAAGTTTGGCGACGTCATGGCACGCGAGGCCGTGAACGGCACCATGTTCCTGCTTCGACAGCTAGAGCGCGCCCTGTTCGATGGCGACGAGTCGCTGGTCCCCGAGCAGATCGACGGGCTTGAGAAGCTACTCACCACCGCCTACGGCACCACGGTGCTCGACGACGGTGCCGTGTCCGGCTACGAAAGCGACAACGTGATCGACCTTCGCGGGCGTCCGCTTACGGAGGACCACATCGCGGACCTGACTGAGCGCCTGATCGCCGAGCCCAACTATGGACGTCCGTCCGACCTTTGGCTTCCGACCGGCCCCGTCAAGGATCTGTCCAAGATCATGTACCCGAAAGAGCGCTACGACCTCCCCGCCCCCGCTGGCGGCATGGCCGGAATCGCGATCAAGGGTGTGACGACGCCGTTCGGCGACATCCGGCTCAACCCTGATATTTTCATTCCCGACAGCACCACGGCTACGGCTGCCGGCGTCGGGCGTGGAGCCGAGCGGCCCAACGTCCCCGTGGTCGGCGCACCGGCAGCGGCCCCGTACGCGGGCAGCTACACGACCTACTTCGCCGCAGAAGACGCAGGCACGTACATCTATCAGATTGTCGCCTGTTCGCGCTACGGTAAGTCGGCCCCGGTCGCAAGCGCCAGCGTTACGGTTGCAGCCGGCGAGGCAGTAAGCATCGCGGTCACGGACGGCGGTAACGAAACGGCTTACTATGAGGTGTACCGCTCGGATCTCAACGGGTCCGCTGCCACGTGCCGCTTGATCTTCAAGGTCCCGCGCAGCGGCGCGACGCAGACGGTCACGGACGTTAACCGCTTCCTCCCGAATTGCAGCAAGGGCTTCATGCTTACGCAGTCGTCGGAAGTGCTCAAGTTCAAGCAGCTTGCGCCGTTCACGAAGATCCCGCTCGCGACCATCGACACGTCGGTCCGTTGGGCGCAAGTCCTCTTCGGTGCGTTGCAAGTGATGAAACCACTCCAGTGCGGCATGTTCATTAACGTCGGCAAGCTGGAAACCGGCGCGTACGCGTAACCAAACAGGAGGGCGGGCTATGCTCGCCCTTGCAGACCGAAGGTCGCAATGTCGA